GGTACGGTCGTGATCGCGCCCAGATCGTCGTTGATGATGTCGCGGCGGTCGATGGAGAGGCGCAGGCCGTAAGTGTCGGCCTTGTTCTGGTACGTCTCGTTGCCCAGGGTGCCGTGCTTGAGTTCGCCACCGGGAGCGACCAACTCGTACTGGTCGGTTCCGATCAGGCGATAGCTGGTGACGGTCTTGAAGTCCGAGACATTGCGGACGGCGCAGATGTTCCGCCAAGTGCGCTCGACCGAGAAGAAGCCTTCCAGCAGGAACTTATTGGAGACGTTGGACAGGATTCCGCCGATGTCGATGGTCGAGAACCCCGCCGCCAGCCCCGGCGTGAAGGCAAAGCGCAGCACTTCACGGCTGTCGCGGAAATTGCGGCCCGTGTAGCCGTTGGCCCAGGCCGCTTCGAGCAAGAGTTCCTGCATTCCGATCCCACCCCGGAAGCGCTTCGACGCGGCATCCAAGGTCTGTTCGTCATACTGCTTTTCCGCGTCCAGCAGCCGGGCGGTCAGGACGCACGCGGCTTCCAGGACCTTGGTAGTCACGCCTTGCCGGGTGCCGTGAATGGCAGGACCGCTGATCTTCGGACGGCTGGCGCGCAGGACTTCCAACTCGGTCCGGGTCACGTCCCAGCCTTCGGAGATGCCTTTGGCAGCGATTGGCCGGTGCTCTTCGCCGCAGATCCGCTGGATCGCCTCAATCCGCTGGAGGTCGGCGGCGTACTGAGTGCGAAGTTCGGACAATGCTCCCTCCGGCGTCGGACCCGGCTGGGGGGGTGTAGCCGGCGACGCCGGGGGAAGCACGGGAGGCTCCACGGCCCCCGCAGGCGCTTCCGAGGCCGCCACTGCTTTCGAAGCTGCCTTCTGATCCTTCTCGAAGGCCGCCTTCAGGTTGGCCGTTTGCGCCTCAGAAAGTTCCGCGAGCTTGAAGCCCTTGCTGGTCAGCCATTGCTCAAAGTCCATCGTATGAATCTCCAGTTCTTGAAAGCCATCCGATTTGGCATTCGCGGCGACACCGGCCGAGGTGCTGTCATCCGCGCCCAACGCCACGAAGCTCACCTCTCCTAAAAGGGCCTTCCTGACGACAAAGAGGGGACCGGAAAATTGCTGCCCGTTGGCTTCGGCCTGTTTTCCTTCGGCGACGAAGACAACGCTGAGGGGCCGGGCGCCGATGGACGCCTGCCAGGGAAACCCATTTTCGCTGGAAGCGATAATCTCGTTGGCCACCACGCCGGTCCCGGAGATCACGCCCGAAATGTGAAGCTCGCGCTCCGAAACATGAACTTGATCGGTGTGGCCGACGATCAGGGAAGGGTTGTGGTCTTTCAGAATCGGACGGCTCTTGGCCGTGACCTTCAAACCAGCGAGGTCCACCACCACCGGGTTTGGCCACCCGGCAAGTTCCATCGGGCCACCGGTGTAAGCGACCATCGAGAAACGGCGCAATCTCTTGCTGGGATCGGCAATGCCGTCCGCACCGGCCTTGACTTCGACAAACTGCCAGCCAGTCACCGCGGCTTGAAGCAGTACACGCTTACTCATCGGTGACCCCCGCTTCATCAATTACGGTGACTTGCTGGGGATTTGGCGCGGGTGTCTCGCCCGGCAGGAGACCCAACTCGTTCATCAGCGCGGCTTCCTTGGCCCGCTGGCGTAGTTCCATCTCCCAATCGCGCCCGCGCTTGGCGTACTCTTCGGCCAAGGTGGTCGTGTGGTTGGAAAGCCGCGCGGCTTGCGCGTTCGCTTCCTTGAGTGGATCAACGTGCTCGTGGCCGTCCCAAAACCATTGGTGCGACCAATCGGCGGAGAGCGTCCGCATGGGCTGTGGCAGGAGACCTTCGACGAGCACGGCCTCCCGAACCCAGGCGGCGAAGAGCCGGTCGAGAATGTTGGTGCTGAGGAAGGATTGCTCGACGCGAATGGCTTTGAAATAGACCTGGTGATCCAGGCGGCCAGAGGCGTAGTTGTAGCCGCTGGAATTTCCCGCTGCGACGTTGAAGGGCATGTTCAGGCATCGTGCGATCTCGTTGAGGACCTCGTGCTTGAACTCGGCGTAGGTGCTCGCGGGCTGCTCGGCGTGAATCTGCCCCATCTTCCAGCCGCCGGGCATGGTCATGAGCATATTGCGCTCAAGCTCAATGGTATCCATTGGCTCGATGGAATCGGCCTCGCCGTTGGGCGGCGCGTCGGTGTAGAGAATGCCGGCGAAGTACGCGGCAGCCTTAGCCGCGTCGAGCGTCGCAAGGGTGTAATCCCGCAGCATGGCGAAGAGCGGCAGTGCGGGAGTCAATTCCGGGACGCCACGGCTCTGGCCGGGCCGGTCGGTGCGGAAATAGTGTAGGACCGAACGCGCCGGAATCTGATCGTAAGCAAAGCCAAAACGGAGGTTGGTGCCGCCTGGGTGAGATTTGAGAACGTGGTACTCGACCGGATTTCCGAACTCGTCAAAAACGATCCCGTCCACCATGTTGCCCTGGCGAACGAAGCGAAAGTCCGGCGTGCAAACCTGCTCGGCCTCAACGAGCTTGAGGTCCAGCTTGACCGGTGCATCCAACAGGGGATTGCTGGTGAAAACGGTGAAAGCCTCACCGTCCTCAGCTTTCGCCATGCGCATGGTTCGGAGCTTCTCGGCAAGACCGACTGCGGTTGCCCACCGAGCGAACTCCTTCTCGACTTGGCTATTGCTCGCACGGTCGGGCGAGAGCATTTGAAGTCGCGGCCCCGTTCCGATGCAATCATTGGCCAGGGTTAGGACGATCCCGCGCGCATAAGAGTTGTTGGCGACTTCGTACCGGGCACGGTTGCGCAGAATTCGCCGGACTTCCGGAGAATTTGCGGAATTGGCGCTCATGCCGTCCGCGTTGGCCCAATGACGGCGGTTGTTGTCCGTGGTCATGGCGGCGTCGTAGCGAGCCCGAATGAAGTACCGCCGGGGACGCGGCGCTATTCGCTTCCCAGCATCCAGGCGCAGGATTTTCCGCAGAGCGGCCAGCATTATTCGGTCCCCGGCGGTACGAGTTTGGTGATGCGCAGGCCAAAGCGCTTGGCCTTGGCTGCCTTCTTGGCATTCAAGTAGCGGTCGGCTTCGATCTAGTCGCGGAGGGGGTGCTGTTCGATACTGCCGGAGTCACCAGCGGCCTTTGCCGGCCCCTTGGCGTTCTCGCGGATCGCTTCTTTGAGATCGTCTTCGTCGCCCATGTCGAGAGCCTCTCTCCGAAAGGCAAAAGGCCACTTGAAGTGAGCTGAGGGGACAAGGATCAATAGGGCATTGACGGTCTGGCACCGTGACTTGTCTTTCTTTGGTTCACATTTATGTGAAGCTAATTGTCGTCTGGGATAGGCGACCGAAATAATCTCTGTGTACATGAGGGCTCATGAACCTTCGCGATTGGGCACACACACTCAAGTCCCGTTGTGTGGTTCTGATGCTGGCCATGAAGCACCCACGTACTCCTTGGTACGCCAAGGCAGTGGGTCTTGTTACGCTCCTTTACGCGCTCGCGCCCATTGACCTAATCCCCGACTTCATTCCTGTCTTCGGGCATCTCGATGACCTCGTTATCGTTCCCATTGGACTGTGGTTCACAGTCAAACTCGTGCCAAATGATGTGTGGGAAGAATGTGAGGCCGAAGCGAAGCGTCAGGCGATTGAGAAGCCGCCGAAGGATTGGCGCGGTGCAGTGCTGATCGCGCTACTGTGGGTGGCGTTGCTAGTTTTGGGAATATGGTTGGTCCGCATGTGGGTTTAAGATGTTTTGTTGCGGCGTATGGCGGATAGCTTCACTTTGGGTTGCCTCTTTAGATCAGCCGATCCTTTTCCCATAAGCGCGATACCCAGGATCGCTCCCGCAACGGCACATCCCGTCAACCCATCAAGCCAATGGTTATCACGTGCCTCGGGCCGGAGCCTCCATTCGTCCACCACTCGCCCTCGACCCTCTGTTCTCACGCGATACTCGGCGGCCAGGTGGTCCGCAAAGAGCCGGTGCGAGTTTGGGTCACGACCGAACAAGGATAGACATCCTCGGTCTCCCATTGCCACGGCCAGTCGAGAGTGAACAAAGCTCTTCCAGTAGTTCGCGTCGAAGATGACGTGCCGAACTGCACGCTTACCCTGGACCCCAGGGATGCGCCAATTCAGACCCACGCGCTCGCCTGGGCGGCGGATGTACTCGGAGAATGGTTTGCTGCCCGCGCCGACAAAGCGCCCATGGCTGGGCAGCAGCACTGCCGAATGCTGGCTTTGACGGCAGAACTGATAAACCACATCCGTTGACGTGCCCCAGTTGGCATCAATCAGGCACGTGCCGACGCGCATGAGCGCCCCGTCATCGCGCTTCCATTCCCGGCCCAGATGCTCGCTCGTGAGCGTCTCCAAACCCGCATAGATCGCGCCTTCAAGTCCGGCGCCCTTCGCCACGCTCTGCAACGTTCGCTGCGCCTCGCGTAGGGTGAAGTAGGCGCGCTTCTGCTCTGGGTAGGCTCCATAGTCGAGCACATAGCCCGTGAAATCGTCTTCCCATCCGCAGACGCAGTAGAAGAGCAATTTGCCTTGCACATCAATGAACATGGTCAGGTGATTGCATCCAATGGGCACCTCGCAACGCTTGTTTCCGTTGAGTTTGCTGGCGATCTGGTCGGGCGTGAGGAGCCCTTCATCTTCGAGGGTCTTCTCCGGCAGCGGCTCGTTTTGGTACTCTGCCCAGAACGCGGCCTCGTTTCGCAATTTGAGATTCATGGCGTGCTGGACGGCGGAGAGTTCATCGGTGTTGTACCGTTCGCGCCATGCGACGACTGCCCCTTCGTCCATCTCTACGCGGTGTTTCCCGTAGAACAGGGTGGCTTCATGTCCGTCGCCATCGCTGCGGAGCGATTCGGCACGAATACGCGCGTACTCTTCCCATAATTTATCGCTCTTGGGAAACGTGTAGATGAGCTTGGTTCGCTCGCCCTGCCAAAGCGGATTCTTCTCGCGGTTGAGGACTTGATCGGCCAGGTCGCCGGCCCGGATTACGGTGCAGGGCATAATCATCGCCGTGCGCTTGCCGGGACCGGACAGTCCCGCAATCGCGCCGTTGACGATGGCGAGGCGCTCGTGAGTCTGGGACAAGGACCGCGCCGACTGGTCGGTTTGGGGGTCGTCAATAATCGCCAGTGTCGGACGAACCGAAGAACCATCAGGCCGGATAAACATAGCGCCGCGAATGTTGCCCGTGATGCCAGAGACCCGCACGATGGCCCCGGCGCACTGGCTGCCGGGAATCGTGGGCATCACGATTTCGTCTGCGGTCCAGCCTATGTAGGTAAGGCGCTCATAATATCTCTGGCCGGAACAGCGGCGGCTTTCGCCTTCAAGGCAGCGAATGGGGTAGACGGCTTCCGGGTAGTCTTCCAGCAGAAGGTCGCTGGTGGATAAATGGCTCTTGATGTTGCCGAGCATCCCCAGTGCATATTCCTGGGTCGAAGCGACCAGGAATACGAACGAGTGTTTTCCGGTGAGGATCGCCCACAGTACGGCGGTTTGGCAGAGCGTGGTTTTTCCGCTGCCTCGCGGCATTGCCACGGCAAAGGTCTCGCTATTCAGAACCGCACGCTCGATCTTGCGGATCACGCGGAGGTGATCGTCGCTCCAAGGCAACGTGAATAGTTTTGGGAAGTAGGTCTCGCAGAAGAAACGAAAGTCTCCATCAGCCCTGGCTCGCCGAGCCAAATTCTTTGGCGGCGGACAGGGCGCGATGTCTTGTCCCGCAAGTGTTTGGCGGCGTTCACGATCGCGTGACCGGGACTTCTTACGGTCATACGCCCGCGAGGCCGTGGAGCCGGATGACTTCTGCGGCGATCCGCGCATGTTCTTCCACCGGGTAGGTCGAGTCGGCGAGTTTCAGGGGAACGAGGTAAGCGGCCATCAGGTCCAGTTGGCGGCGCATTGCGGGCGCGTCCACTTCATCATCGGACGTGTCGGCGGTACGCGCATCGGCGTACAAGGAAAGAAGCCGGTTGAGTTCGCGCTGTGCCTGG